ATTCATATCAAAGAAAACATTGCGGACATAGAAGACATTAAGCTTCGTGTATGTTTCGCTGTAGCTTTCAGTGGCTTTCAAAAATTCTTTGCTGAACCGGAGGCTGTATAATGAGAACATCTAAAAGTTACGTAATGACAGTTGACGTGAACTCAGCTGCTGATATGGAAAAATTAAGTATCATCAAACAAGCTGTAGCTATCACTAACGAAAATCGTACAAATAAAAAACGTGTCGTACTTCGTGGTCGTAAACCGTTAGTTAAGATGCCAGTTCCTGGTGGATACTTTCACAGAGGTTCATTCCGTCCGGTCTCATATGATTGGGCAGGTAACATCGTAGGTGGTATCAAGAACGCAACTAAGCTTGATGTTTACATTTATAGGAAATAATTTGGAAGTCTTTGATATCTTAGAAGACCTCGCGGCAAACCCGTCGAGGAACTATAAAATTGATAAGCTCACTGAGCACAAAGATAACAAAGTCTTGCGTGAAGTGGTCCGACTAGCATTAGATCCGTTCACACAATTTTATATTCGCAAGATCCCAAAGTATGAGGCGACAGGGAGTGGTTGCCTCATGGTTGCAATGGATAGACTGTTTGAGTTAAGCAGCAGACTTGTCACAGGTCATGCTGCGATAGAACACCTCACTCAGGTCCTTACTTCACTCTCTCCGAAAAATGCTAAGGTGCTTGAACGCATCATAGCAAAGGACCTGAAATGCGGTGTATCTACTGCCACAGCCAACGATGTTTGGCTTGGCCTTATTTTAGATTACCCATGTATGTTAGCATCACAGTACGAACAGAAGCTCGTAGACAAGATCCAATGGCCTGCAATGGTGCAGTTAAAGCTTGATGGTATGAGGTTCAACGCAATTGTTCGTGATGGTCAATGCGAGTTCAAGTCTAGAAACGGTAAAACCATCGACTTGCTTGGCAACCTCGAACAAGAGTTCGTAAAGCTTTCTAATGGCATGGATGTGGTGTTTGACGGTGAGCTCATCGTCAAAGATGATAATGGTATAATGAATAGACAGACTGGTAATGGTATCCTCAACAAAGCAGTGAAGGGTACCATCTCAGATAAAGAAGCAGCGATGGTTCATGCTACGATATGGGATCATATTCCATACATGTACTTCACATCAGGTGAATGTCCTACACCGTATAAGCAAAGATTTGCAAGATTAGAAACAACAAATAAAATTAGTGTGGTGCCTAACTTTATAGTAGATAACATTGAAGAAGCACAAGCTAAGTTTAAAGAGTATTACGATCAAGGTGAGGAAGGCATCATACTCAAAGATATGAACGCGCCTTGGGAAAATAAAAGATCTAAGTCACTTATTAAGTTTAAAGGTGAGTTAGAGTGTGATTTGAAGATCGTCGATGTAGAAGACGGCACAGGTAAGTACGAAGGAATGTTAGGGGCCCTCGTCTGTGAATCAGAGGATGGTATTATTAAAGTTAAAGTCGGGAGTGGATTTAACGATGAAGATCGCAAAAAGATTAAAAAGCAAGATGTCGTTGGTAAAGTGGTGGCTGTCAAGTACAACAGTCGTATTAGGAGCAAACACGAAGATGAGAGTTTATTCCTCCCAATCTTTGTGGAGATCCGTGAAGACAAAGATAAAGCAGATTCGTCTGGGTCTATAAAATGATACTAGAACATGAGTTTCTTGATAAGCCAAAACATATGACTCTTTGGAGATTATGGGCTAAAGCATTAGGTGAGAAAGCATCTGAGTGTGATAAAGAAGCTGACACCGTAGCTATGTTTAGAACATTCATAGCTGGTGTTAATTTAATCACGTGTTTATTCATTATTGCTGGTATAATAAGGCATTGGTAATATAAATACTTAATTGCAACTTAAAAGGAGCGCATATGAAGTATCTAGCGCTTTTGTTATTACCTTTGGCAGTCCATGCCGCAGATCTCCCAAAAGAACTGTATATGCCTAATGATGATGAAGGTTATGTAGTAGTAACCATTGAGGAATGTAAAATTGATGAAGCAAAAAAAGAATATCCATATCGAGCTTATGTAACAGAAAGCGATGGAACTATGCACGAAGGTTGCTGGGTTGATCCAGACCTCCACAGCAAGCATCGTGACATTCCTATATTTAATCTTACTTTTGGTCCAGGCTTAGTTGTTACCTATAAACAATACTTATTCTCAGAAGAAAAGAAACGTTGGGAAGTTACTCCAACACCTAAGGTCAAGCCACAATTATAAGTGTACTTTAAATACCTTTAATGGTATAATTATATCATGAGTAGATTCTATACAAACGTTGTCAAGTACGGCAACCAGTTATTCTTGCGCTACGTCAATAATGGACAAGCGTTTAAGAGTAAAGTTCCGTATCAACCCACACTCTTTACCCATAGCAATAAGTCCGACCAACAATCTAATTGGAAGACATTAGATGGTCGTACCGTTGTGCCTGTTAAGTTTGACTCTATCAAAGAAGGTACTGAGTATGTCGATCGTTATAAAGACGTGGAAGGCTTTGAGTTCTTTGGTAACACCCAATTCCAGTATCAATACATCACAGAGACTTATCCTAAGACTATAAACTGGGACAAAGACTTAATCAAAGTATTCTCAATCGACATCGAGACTGCGACCGAAGATGGTTTCCCAAACATTAAAGAAGCAAACGAAGAAGTATTGCTCATCACTATCAAGGATAACAGTCATAAGCAGATAGTAACCATCGGCTCTCGTCCATACATGACTGATCGTAAAGATGTCAAGTACATGCATTGTAAAGACGAAGCTGATCTACTTAAAACGTTTGCAGTATTTTGGTCTAATAACTATCCTGACGTCGTGACTGGTTGGAACATCAACTCATTCGATATCCCATACTTGGTGAATCGGATCCGTTTGGTGTTAGGTGATGAGTATGTCAAACGACTATCACCATGGGGTGTGGTCAACGAGAAGTCTGCTTATGTCGGTAAAGGTGAGAGCATCTTATCATATTCAATCTTAGGTATATCGATACTCGACTATCTCGACCTTTATAAAAAGTTTACGTATACAAACCAAGAATCATATAAGTTGGATTACATTGCTTATGTAGAACTTGGTAAGAAAAAGCTTGAGAACCCTGAGGATAACTTCAAAGACTTCTACACAAAACATTGGAAGACATTCGTAGACTATAACATTCACGATACTGAACTCGTTGATATGTTAGAAGATAAGATGAAGCTCATCGAGCTTGTATTCACCCTAGCTTATAGCTCTAAGATCAACTATGAAGACGTATTCTCTCCTGTTAGGATGTGGGATATGATCATCTTTAATTACTTGTATGAACGCAACATAGCTGTACCACTCAAAGAGGACTCTACAAAGTCTGCTGAGTTCGAAGGCGCATACGTTAAGGAACCACTCGTTGGTCCTCATAGATGGGTTGCATCGTTCGACTTGAACTCTCTGTATCCTCATCTTATCATGCAATATAACATGAGTCCTGAAACACTTACAGATACAAGACTCAACATCAACGTAGAGAAGCTTTTAGCTGGTGAACCAATAGAAGTACCAGTCGGTCTATCTACATCAGCCAATGGTTGGTGTTATACAAAGGACGAGAAAGGTTTTCTTCCTGCATTGATGGAAGAGATGTATAACAATCGTTCTAAGTTTAAGAAGCAGATGTTAAAGGCTGAACAAGAATACGAACACAACAAAGATCCACAACTAGTCAAAGATATCTCTAAGCTTAAGAACCTACAGATGGCTATGAAGATCGCATTGAACTCAGCTTACGGTGCGATTGGTAATAAGTACTTCAGATACTATGATCTACGTATCGCAGAAGGTATCACCATCTCTGGTCAACTAAGTATTCGATGGATGGCTAACAAGCTTAATGACTTCATGAACAAGACCATGAAGACTGATGGTAAAGACTATGTGATAGCTATCGATACCGACTCAATCTATCTATCGCTCGAAGATCTTGTCGAGAAGGTATGTGCTGGTAAGACCACTGAAGAGAAGATCGTATTCATGGACAAGACATGTGAGAAGGTCATCCAACCATTCATCGATGGTGGATACCAAGAACTCGCAACATATATGAATGCTTATGCACAAAAGATGCAGATGAAACGAGAAGTGCTGGCTGATAAGGCTATATGGATAGGTAAGAAACGATACGTGTTAAACGTACACAATTCCGAAGGAGTACAATATGCGAAACCTAAGATTAAAGTTATGGGCCTTGAAATGGTTAAATCGTCGACACCCGCAGTTGTCCGCGAGAAACTCAAGGATGCACTGGAGGTCATCTTGCATGAGGACCAGAGTGCGCTTCAGAAATTCGTCAAAGAATTTAAGAGGGATTTCACGACGCTCTCTGTTGCTGATGTCGCATTTCCTCGATCGATTTCTGGATTAAAAGAATATACAACGTCTCAGTCGATATATAAGAAAGGTACACCGATCCAAGTACGAGGTGCATTGCTATTCAACTATTACTTAAAACAAAAAGGTCTCACTAAGAAGTATGAACCTATCACCAATGGTGGCAAAGTCAAGTTCGTATACTTACGTACACCAAACCCGATCAATGAGAATGTCATATCATTCAACTCTGTATTACCTAAAGAGTTCGGACTAGATGACTATATAGATTATGATACACAATTTGAAAAGACATTCCTCGATGCATTGGAAAACGTTATCGAATCACTTGGATGGCATGCTGAAGAGAAAGCTTCTCTTGAGTCTTTCTTTGGTTAGTATACAAGGTTGTGCTATCCTTGGAGTAGGAGGTGTGTATCAAACTGTTGATACTATATCTACTGGTGTAAACGTAGTATCGTATGGTGCTACGGGAAAAGGACTATCAGATCATGCTGCATCTGCAATCACAGGCAAAGATTGTCAAATGTTTAACGTATTAAAAAATAAAAATATTTGTAGGATAAGGAAAGTATATGAAGTGCGACATCTGCAAAAAAGAGATAACAAACAGTTGCAAGTGGAAACCTTGCAAAATACTAATTTACTTAAAGAGAGGAAAAAAATAAATGTCACAAGATTGGGTAAAAGACATGAACGACATGCACGCAAAGTTCGGTGTGCGAGAGGTCGTATCAAAAATGGATGCAAATAAACTTGCAGACTTCCTACAGTTTCGTATAGGTTGTTTACAAGAAGAACTAGACGAACTCAAAGCAGCAAAGAACGGTGATGATGCTGTAGATGCATTGATCGACCTATCTGTGTTTGCTATCGGTACATTAGATTTATTTGGCATCGATGCACACATGGCATGGGATCGAGTGTATAAATCAAACATCACTAAGGAAGTTGGTATCAAAGAAGGAAGACCAAATCCACTAGGTTTACCAGACTTGATCAAGCCAGAAGGATGGTCAGCACCAACACATAAAGATAACGTAGGCGCATTTGATAAGATCTATGACTAAAGATAAGTATAATCAAATGTTACAATTTGCGCAGATGCTTGCATCTGGTCCATGTAAAGTGTATAAAAAAGATGTGCATGAAGATATTTCAAAGATGGCTAAAGCTATCCATGAAAGTGATTATCAACAAAGCAAAAGACCTCGTACATATGAAGAAGTATACGATGACTGTAAACATATAGTCATAGAATATGCTTTAGCTGAACGTTTAAAAGGTATGAGAAACCCTAAAGAATTTGATAAGACTGATGCTGATTCTTATTATTGGGATGTGCTAGTAGAATTTATCATGACAAATATATTATTTGAATGTAAGAGACATAAAGAAAATGGTGGTGAAATGTTTTCATACTCAAATAAAGGCATGGAAACATTCTTTAAACATAAAGATAAATTAGATTATGTGGTTACTGCGCGTGTGAATGATTTTGAAGATCATTATCTAGTAAATTTTACTTATATAATGGACGCTCCATCGTTTAAAAAATACTGGGAACCTAGTAAATATAAACCATTATGGGAATCTATGTATAATAACTTTAACAGCCTCAGGGAAAAAGCTTGTGTAAAAATAAATTTACTTTAATTATTAATTGTGGTATTATACTATTATAACATGGGAGTTATATTATGACAAAGCAATATTCAAGACCGTCAGCAAACATCTTATTAGAAGCCGCTGATATCCAAGAAAAGAAAGGCAATGACTATAACAATGCCAATAGTCGAGTTCAACAAGCCGACTACTATGAGCATGGCGTATGGACATTACTTGACATCATCAAAGCAAAATACCTGAGAATGGTATCTGTCCTCGAAGCACAAGAAGCTGGTGGTAAACCAAACTATGAATCAGTCGAAGACTCTGCTCTTGACATGATCAACTATGCATCCTTCGTTGTAGCATACCTAAGACATCAAGTTCCTGGTCAAACAAAAGATCGTGATATCTTCAATAAGAAGGTGACAAAATGAGTACAGTATATGGTGTAAGTAATATCAGAAACATCTTTAAAGAGAAGTTAAAGATGCAAGACTTCGTAATCGATAAGACTGGTGTTAAAACAATCGAGATCATGAATGCAGCATTCTTTGCAAACCAACCAACAATCTTTGGTACGGTCAATGAAGACTATGTCAAGCGTGAACTAGAATGGTATAAGTCTATGTCACTCAATGTTAATGATATCCCAGGTGGTCCACCAGAGATTTGGAAAATGGTCGCATCTTCAACAGGTCGTATCAACTCTAACTATGGTTGGTGTATCTATTCTTTTGAAAACGGAGATCAGTTCACCAAAGTCGTTGATGAACTAAGTGTTAATCCTGACTCTCGTAGAGCAGTGATGATCTATACAAGACCAAACATGCACTATCAATATAATACTGGTGGCATGTCTGACTTCATGTGTACTAACACTGTACAATACATGATTAGAAACAATAAGCTTCATGCTATGGTCTACATGAGGTCTAACGATGCAGTGTTTGGTTATAAGAATGACTATGCATGGCAAAAGCATGTATTACTTGAAGTGTGGGAATATTTAAGACACTCATTCAGTAAGTTTGATGATTTAGGTTTAGGTGATATCTATTGGAACGTAGCATCTCTTCATGTTTATGAAAGGCATTTTAAGTTCATCGATGGCAGCGATTAATAAATGGTATAACCGTTATCTTAAGCTAGCAAAAGAAGTAGCTACATGGTCAAAAGATCCTAACACCCAAGTTGGTGCAGTGGTTGTTGGATCCAAAGGCCAAATCTTGTCTCAAGGTTATAATGGGTTTCCAAGAGGCATCAACGATACACCTAAAAGGTTAGGTGATAGAGAGATGAAGCTATCTCTCATAGTCCATGCAGAGATGAACGCCATATATAATGCTACATACTCAGGTGTATCATTAGATGGCTCGACCATATTCATTCATGGTTTACCAGCATGCTCTGAGTGTGCAAAAGGTATCATTCAAGTAGGTATCAAAAAAGTAGTAGTATCAAAGCAATGTATAGAAGCTAGACCACACTGGAACGATTCTTGGAAAAAATCCATTGCAATGTTTGCAGAAGCAGGAATAGCGGTTTACGTAATTAATGAGGAGTAATCATGGCACAACCAGGTAATAAACAAGTTCATAAATCAAGACGACATAATAATCCAATGGCATATAAATCAGGTAAACCTAGATTACGTCCATTAAATTTAACACAGCTAAGTGCACTATTAGAAAAGACACAAGGCCGTAAGAACCAAGTAAAGATTGAACGTGAGATCGCTAGGAGATCTAAATGAAAGCATTAAAGTTTTATGCAACGTGGTGTGAACCATGCAAGGCGTTATCTAAGATCATCGAAGGTGCTAAAGACAAGATCACTATACCTATCGAAGACATTGACATCGAACAAAACATGCAGTTAGCACAGAAGTATGGCATTAGAGGTGTACCAGCATTAGTCATCGTAGATGAAGATGGTACAGAGATCAAGCGACAAAGCGGTATGCTTATGGAAGATAAGCTATTAGAAT